CAGTACAAGAAGGAAAGGATAAACCCGTATGCCATCTAAGCCAAAGAAGCCAGTGTGGGACAAAGCACGGCCAAAGGGTCTCGGTGAGAGCAAGCCCCTCAGCGAGAAGAAGCTGGCTAGCGCCAAGGCTACAGCTAAGGCAGCGGGACGTCCCTACCCCAATCTGGTGGACAACATGCGTGCAGCGAGGAAGAAGAAATGAGCCAGCGGGTGGACAAGGACAGCTTGCCGCTAGACAAGCCGCGCCGTACACCGGGACACCCAACCAAGTCTCACATTGTGAAGACGCGGGTGGATGGTAAAGAGAAGATCATCCGCTTTGGTGAGCAGGGTGCGAGCACGGCTGGTAAGCCCAAGGAGGGCGAGTCCGAGCGCATGAAGGCGAAGCGCGCATCATTCAAGTCGCGGCACGCAAAGAACATTGCCAAGGGTAAGAGCAGCCCCGCCTATTGGGCTAACAAGGTCAAGTGGGCCGATGGTGGCCCGGTTGAGCTGCTTGACATGGCCGCCAAGTATGATGAGGGTGGTGACGTTGACATTATGGATTACCTGCGCAGCGCGGGTAGCACGTTGTCGTCCCTGCCAGAAGCGCCTAGAGCGATTTACGAGGCGGGTAAGCGCGCCGTACAGGCTGCGCCAGAAGCTGCTCGCTCGGCATTGCAGTATATTCAACGCAGCACCCCACAAGAGGTAGCGCAAGACGTAACCGGCGGATTGACCCGCGCTGCTCGTTACGTAAGGGACAACCCGGTAGACGTGATCACTGACGTTATCCCGTTCGTTGGCGAAGCCAAGCAGTACGGGCAGGACGTAGCTCGTGCCGCAGCAATGCGTGCTCGCGGTGATGTGCGCGGGGCGCAGGAGATTGAGCGCCTTGCCATTCCGCTTGCCGCTGCGTCTCTCATTCCCGGCGTAGGTGAGGCTCGTACCGCAGGTAGAGTGGCTAACGTAGTTGATGAGGTTGACGCCGTTATCCCGATGGCCAGACGTAAGACCAACCTTGACCGCTTCCTCAAAGAAAGCATCATGAAAGATGAAGCCGGTGAACCGGTCATGTTGTTTCACGGCACGAGTGATGATGTAAAGGGTAACTTCAATATCTACCATCCTAACCGCAAGGATCAAGGATGGTTGGGTCGTGGGGCTTACGTTACCGACGTACCTGAGATGGCAAACATGTACGCCAGCATGAAGGCGGGTAAGGAAGGTCCTAACGTGATGCCACTGTATGGTGACATCCGTAACCCTTACGAAATGACGCTAGAGGAAAAGAACAAGTTACGCTTCTTACCTCAAGAAGCAATTGATGATTTCACTTACAAGTTGCGCGACGCTGGTCATGATTCTGCTATCGTCACTTACCCAGATGGAACCCGTGAGATTGCGGTGTTCAATCCTGAGCGCCAGCTCAAGTCTGCTAGCGGTAATCGGGGTACGTACGACCCTGAGAACCCCGATTTGAAATACGCTGAGGGCGGTCTAGTTGACTACGACCCGACGAATGTGGACATGATTGTTGAAGGCGTACACACCGGCAAATACGCACAGGGCGGCTTGGTGCAGTACGACACAAGCAAGATTGACGAAATGGTAAATCAGATTCGTGAGGGCATTTATGGCTGAAGAAAAACGACTTGAAGACGATATGCCCAAAGGCGAAACCGTCGAAATAGATGATGACGATCTTGAGGTAGAAGATACCGAAGATGGTGGTGCTGTCATTCGTCTTGAAAACAAAGAGGACGAACGCAAAAACCTTGCGCACTTTGCCAACATCGTTGATGAAGTCGAATCCGACATGCTCGAGGAGGCGGTAAACGATCTGCTTGAGAAGATTGACAAAGACAAGGAAGCGAGGGAGAAACGCGACAAGCAGTACGAGGAAGGTCTGCGTCGTACCGGCTTGGGCGATGACGCACCCGGCGGAGCGCAGTTCACCGGCGCTAACAAGGTCGTTCACCCGATGCTTGTTGAAGCCTGCGTAGACTTCTCTGCCCGGTTCATGAAAGAAGTCTTCCCGCCTAACGGCCCGGTCAAGAGCAAGATCGTCGGTGAGAACGACCGTGAGAAGCTAGCTAAGGCAGAGCGCAAGGCCGAGTTCATGAACTGGCAGCTGACTGAGCAGATGACTGAGTTCCGCTCAGAGCTAGAGCAGCTGAGCACGCAGCTACCGCTGGGCGGTGGGCAATACCTCAAGTTCATGTGGTCGCCCCAGCATCGCCGTCCGTCAAGCGAGTTCGTGCCGATTGATGACGTGTATCTGCCGTTCGCCGCGACGAACTTCTACACCGCAGAGCGCAAGACGCACGTACAGTACATCACCAAGATGGAATACGGTAAGCGTGTCAAGTCCGGCATGTACCGTGACGTTGACTTGGGTGCGCCAGAAGAACCTGAATTCAGCAAGGCGTCTCAAGCTAACGACAAAATTGAAGGTCGTAAGGACACCAGCTACAACGAGGACGGCCTGCGCACGATCTTTGAAATTTACACCTACCTTGATTTTGGGGACGGTGTTGAGCCGTACATCCTTAGCGTTGACAAGTCGACCGGTATCGCCCTGTCGCTGTACCGCAACTGGGAAGCCGACGACGACCTGAAGCGAGAGCTAGACTGGATTGTTGAGTTTCCGTTTGTTCCGTGGCGTGGGGCTTACCCCATCGGCCTGACGCACATGATTGGTGGCTTGAGCGGAGCAGCCACCGGGGCACTACGTGCATTGCTGGACTCGGCGCATATTCAAAACGTGCCGACTTTGCTCAAGTTGAAAGGCGGCCCTGGCGGGCAGACTATCAATGTCCAGCCGACTGAGGTTGTTGAGTTGGAAGGCGGGGCGCTGGTAGATGACGTTCGCAAGATCGCAATGCCGCTCCCGTTCAACGGCCCCAGCCCGGTGCTGTTTCAGTTGCTTGGCTTTCTGGTTGACGCGGGTAAAGGTGTGGTGCAGACTTCTTTTGAGAAGCTGTCAGACCAGAACCCGAACCAGCCGGTGGGCACAACCATGGCGCTCATTGAGCAGGGTATGGTCGTGTTCAGCAGCATTCACTCGCGGCTGCACAACTCTATGGCCCGGTGTTTCAAGATTCTGCACCGCATCAACTCCGCGTATCTGACTGAAGAAGACATTGAGGCTCATGCCGCAGGGCTTGAGATCAACCCGTCTGACTTTGACGGCCCGCTAGACGTTATCCCGGTTAGCGACCCAGCTATCTTCAGCGAGACGCAGCGGTTCGCTCAGGTGCAGGCGATTATGCAGCGTGCTGCTCTGGTGCCGCAATTGTATGAACCGCGTAAGGTGGAGGAGATGTTCCTCCGCGCTATGAAGGTACCCGCTGATGAAGTGTTGCAGCCCGCTCCGGCGAGCGAAGACATGGATCCGGTCAGTGAGAACGTCGCTGCCGCTATGGGTCGTCCGGTGTACGTGTTGCCGCAGCAAGACCACGTTGCGCATTTGCAAACACATTTGGCGTTCCTCAAGTCGCCTATGTTTGGTAGCAACCCGGCTATCACTAAGACGTACCTGTACCCAATCGCCCAGCACTTGCGTGATCACCTGCTGAACTATTATCTGGTTGAAGCGCATAACGCGGTTGATCAGGCGCAGCGTGAGAAGCTGATCCCAGAAGAAGCCGAAGCTCAGGTGGGAGTCATCATCAAGGTGCAGCAGTTCATTGAGCAACAGCTTGGTGAAGAGTTCGCTACGCAGCTTGCCCAGATTGACGAGATGGCGCAGAAGTTCCGGCCTGAACCGCCGATGCCGCCGGACAACAGCATGCAGGTCGCGCAGATCAACGCTCAGGTCAGGAGCCAAGATATGCAGATGCGCGCTCAGATTGAGCAAGCTAAGATGCAACAGGCTCAGCAGAATGACGCCGCTCAGTTGCAGCTTGAGCAGATGAAGGTAGCTGACGCCCAGCGCGCTCGCGCTGAAGCTATGCAATCTGAGCAGCTTAAAGAAACTGCTGAGAATCAACGCACCATGGCTGAGATTGCGAGCCGTGAAAAGATGAACATGGACGATAACGAAACCGCGAAACTGCTCGCCGCAGCCGAAATGGCCACGGGTGAGCGAGTCGCAGTTAGCACTGGTACCGGCATTAACCCCAACCCTGGCTCTTAAAGGAGAATTAACATGAGCGACAAACCAACCACAGGCACCGTTCCCATGACTGGCGCACTCGTTAAGCAGCACAAGCGGATGGCCGCTGGTGAGAAAATCACCGGCCAGAAGCTCCCGTCTGAGCCTAAGATGCCTAAGACCCCGGCGTGAATATTGAAACCAAACTTCTGAACGCTCTCAAGGCAGAACAACAGCAATTCGCTATTGATGCCTTGAAGCGTCCGGTAGAACGCGATGCTTTTGAGTACGGGTATCGCGTAGGTATGGTTGCGGGTTATGAGTCCGCAGTCAACGTACTCTTAAAACTTGTTGATGAGGAGAAACATCTTGACAATGATCTCTGAGGACGCGTTGGCGGAGGCTTTCCCGACAGTAGATGCCGGTATTCAGCCTTTCGGTAGCCGTGTTCTGATCCAGATCCGCACCCCGAAAAAGATTAGCAAGGGTGGAATCATTCTTGATTTCGGTTCGCAGGACACTGAGAAGTGGAACACGCAGGTGGGTAAGGTTGTGGCCGTAGGGCCACTGGCTTTCTGCAACCGTAACACAATGGAACCTTGGCCAGAAGGCTCGTGGTGTGAAAATGGTGATTACGTTCGCGTCGCCAAATACGGCGGCGACCGGTGGGAAGTACCCATGGGGAACGGCGAAAACGCTATGTTCGTAATTTTTAACGATCTTGATATCATCGGGCGCGTCACTGGCGACCCGTTGGCTATCAAAGCATTCATCTGAAAAGGAGATGACTAATGGCAGACGTACTTAAAGAAGATGACGACATCAAGGACGATATCATCATCGTAGAAGATCCTAATGAGTTGTCAAATGGCGCTGAGGATCGTGACGATGATGATCAGGACGATGATGATCGTCGCATCGCAGTTGACGATGACGATGACGACAGCGGTTCTGACGGAAAAGAGCGCGAAGCTATCCGCGAGCGTCGCCGCCTTGAAAAGCTGGAGCGTAAGCAGCGCCGTGACGAAGCCATCAAGCGTGACAAAGTAGAGTTGGATTTTCTGCGTAAGCAGAACGACCAGCTTGAGCGTCGCTTGTTGGGCGTTGAGCAGCGCACTCACCAAGCCGACCTGGGCCAGATTGACGCCGCTATTGCGGAAGCCGTTAATCAAGCTGAGATGGCCGAGCGTGTTATTGCCAAGGCAGTTGAAGCCGGTAACGGTGAAGACGTCACTAAGGCGATGCGCTACCGTGATGAGGCTATGCGCCGTGCTCAGCAGCTTCAGTTTCAGAAGCAGCAGACCGCCAACCAGCGTCCGTCCACTCCGGCTCTTGATGACCGTACTATGCGTTATGCGCAAGAGTTCATCAGCGAGAACCCGTGGTACGACGCTCAGGGTCGCGACGAAGATTCAGCAATCGTCATCGCTATTGACCAATCACTCGCTAAAGATGGCTACAACCCGTCAAGCGAAGAGTACTGGGATGAGTTGCGCAGCCGTGCCGCTCGTCGTCTGCCAGAGCGTTTTGGTAAAGCTGACAAGCAATCTTCTCGGCGTCGTGAATCTGAGCCGCGTGAAGAGCGTACTCCCCGTGGTGGCCCTGTTGTTGGTTCCGGCCGAGAGTATGCGCCCGCCAGCACACGCAAGGAGATTTATATCTCTCCTGAGCGTAAGCAGGCGCTGATTGAAGCTGGCGTCTGGGATGACCCCGTGCTGCGTACAAAGTACGTAAAACGCTATGCTGAATACGATCGCACGAATAAAGCTTGAATGGCTTGCCTTTTCAATTTTTCCACCTTATAATGACCACAATCGCTGAAAGGAGCGAGTAATGACCGATGAACGACTGAAGAAATCCGCTGGAGACATTCGTGAGAACAGGGCGATGGAAGATCGCGCTGTAACCCAGAATCGCGAAATCTCAGATGATGAGCGGGTTGAGATGTTCCGGCAGCAATTTTTCCAGTCCTCTCTACCGGACTTGCCTAAAATACCCGGCTGGCACACGTGCTGGCTGACTACGACTAACCCTCGTGATTCCATCCAGACCCGGATTCGTCTTGGTTACGAACCCGTAAAGCCGGAAGAAGTTCCAGGCTGGGAATACGCCACAATGAAGACTGGCGACTGGCAGGGGTTTATCGGGGTGAATGAGATGCTCGCCTTCAAACTTCCGATTTCGCTGTACGAAAAGTACATGCGCGAGGCTCACCATAACGCCCCGCTGCGCGAAGAAGAAAAACTCACCGACACGGCAGAGTTTTTGGAGAATCAGGCTCGAGTATCGAAGTCGAAGTTGACTATGGGTGATGGCAATAGGGAGATTGGGCAAAACCGGGAACCGATCTTTGATCTGTCCTGATAAATCCCTTTAACCATTAGGAGCACACTATGTCTTCGACTAGCGCACCCTTTGGTTTTCGTCCGTCTTACCACAACAGTGGCCAGATGCGCCCGAAAGCCTATGTAATCGCTAGCACCTATGCGGCCAACATCTTCTCGGGTGACCCCGTGAAGCTGACCGATAACGGTGTTATCCAGCTTGGTACCAGCGATGGTACCCGTACCGGCACTACTGACGGCATCACGCTGCTCGGTATCTTTGCCGGTTGCCAGTACCTTGATGCTGGCGGCAAGCCTACTATCAGCCCCTTCTGGCCCTCGGGCGCTACTGGCACGGAAATCGTGGCATGGGTGTACGACGATCCGGAAACGCTGTATGATGTTCAGTACACCAACCCTTCTGCGGGCACCACGGTGCAGACCGCAGTTGGCGAAGAGTGCGACTGGACTGTGGCATCGCCCGGTGGTTCGACTCAGACTGGTCTGAGCACCTGCCAGCTCACCGCAATTCAGGCGACTTCTGGCCAGTTCCAGATCACCGGTTTTGCATACAACATCAACGACTCTTTGACTGATGCCTACGTGCAGGTTACCGTTCGTCTGAACGAAGCCGCGTACAAGGCTCCGGTTAATAGCATTTAAGGAGGGCTTGAACTATGGCTACCCCTATGCGTAGTACTGACTTCCGGTCAGTAGTCGAGCCCATCCTGAATGAAGTGTTCGACGGTGTTTATCAGCAGCGCGCTGATGAATGGAACATGGTGTTCCGTGAGCAGAAAGGCATTCCCCGGAACTATCACGAGGAGCCGGTCTTGTACGGCTTCGGTGCTGCTCCGGAACTGCCGGACGGCATGGCAGTTAGCTACCAGTCCGGTGGCGTGCTGTTCTTGCAGCGCTATCTCTACAAGGTCTACGGTCTTGCTTTCAGCTTGACCAAGGTCCTCGTGGAAGACGGCGACCACATTCGTATCGGTCAGACCTATGCCAAGCATTTGGCCCAGTCGCTGATCGAAACGAAGGAGACGTTGGGTGCTAACATCCTGAACCGCGCTTTCAACGCTGCCTACCCCGGCGGTGACGGCGTGGCTCTGGTTGCCACTAACCACCCGATTGTCAACGGCACGTTCAGCAACCAGCTGACGACTCCTGCGGCGTTGTCGCAGACGTCGCTTGAGCAGCTGCTGATCCAGATCCGTAACGCTGTTGACAACAACGGCAAAAGGATCCGTTTGACGCCGAAGAAGATCGTTACTGGTCCCAGCAACGTCTTCCAGGCTGAAACGCTTCTCAAGAGCGTTTTGCGTTCCGGCACTGCTGACAACGACATCAACCCCGTCAAGTCGATGGGTCTCCTGGCCGAAGGTCAGGCGAACCTCTCGCGTATCACGTCGACCACTGCTTGGTGGATTCAGACGGATGCGCCGGAAGGCTTGAAGCTGCTGATGCGTCGTGGTCTTGAAAAGAGCATGGAAGGTGACTTCGAAACCGACTCCATGCGCTACAAGGCTACCGAGCGTTATGTGTTCGGCTGGACTGACCCGCGTGGTATCTTTGGTACCGCTGGTGTCTAAATGAGGGCGGGGGGCTTCGGCCCCCCGTTTTTCAAGATTTTCCGGGCTTACCCGGTGTTGTAGACAGCCCCGGCTGACGTCATGCAGACTACGACACCTTATCTCGCATGAGAGGAATTTAAAATGGCTTCTACTACTTTTTCCGGCCCCGTCACTTCGACCAACGGTTTCATCGGTAACTTCACCGGTAACATTACCGGCAACGTCACGGGCAACCTCACCGGCGACGTCACGGGCAACATCACCGGCGACGTGATCGCGACCAATCAGGCGCTGTCTGGCGCGGGCGCGGTAAACATCACTGACATGCTCACCTCTTTGACCACCACCGGCGCTGCTCAGGCTTTGACACTGGCTAACGGTACTCTTGGTCAGATCAAAATCATCAGCCACGTTGTTGATGGTGGCTCTGCTGTTCTTACTCCTACCACTAAAATCGGCTTCACCACCATCACGTTCACCAACGTGGGTGACAGCGCGATGCTGATTTATACTGTTGCCGGTTGGGACATTGTCTCGCTTAACGGCGCAGTTGCGGCTTGATTTGGTAAAACAGAGGAGGTCGTCAGCGGCCTTCTCTTTTTGAGGAGATAGGTATGGCGGACGCTGTTACATCACAAACTATTCTTGACGGTGACCGCTTGTTCATCGGCAAGTTCACGAACATTTCTGACGGAACAGGTGAGACCGCAGTCGTTAAGATTGATGTCTCCACACTGCGCCCTAACGCTGCTGGTAACGCTTGCAACGGCGTCAAGATCAACAAGATCTGGGGTTCGGTGCACGGTATGAATGTTCGCATTTTGTTTGACGCAACCACCGATGCGTTTGCGTGGCTGGTTCCTCAAAACACAGCTTACTTGATGGATTTTTCTACATTTGGCGGTCTTCCGAGCAACGCGGGTACCGGGGTGAACGGAGATGTTCTATTCACCACACATGACGCTTCTGCCGGTGACACTTACTCCATTGTTCTTGAGTGCATCAAAACCTATGGCACGCAGCCGTAAGGTGTTGTAGTCATGGAGATCATGCTTTGGAACACAGTTCTGTCACTTCTTATAGGGTTGCTCAGCTGGATTTTGAAAGATAAATCTTCTGAATTGAACCGAGTGACTATTTTGATTAACAGGACTCGTGAGGAAGTCGCAAAAGAATACGTAACCAAGGTTGAAGTACACGCCGACATCAACCGGGTGATGACCCGACTTGAGGTTCTTGATGCGAAACTCGACCGTTTAATTGAAGGTTATCATTCAGACAGGAGTCAGAAATGAGCAAGTCTTTTAAGTATGTGAAAGAGTTTGAGTTTCCTAGCCACGCTGGCTACTCTGGCTCCGCTGGAAAGCAGATGGTTAAAGGTTACTCGCGTGGCGGCGACATGGGTAAAACCATCCGCAATGAGCGTGAAGAACTTAACCGCGTTGAAGCCAAGCGCAAAGACGCTGGTCAAGAGATCAAGCGTGTAAAGTCTGAAATGCGTTACGACAAAGCCGAGATGAAGGGTATGAAGACCGGCGGCGAAGTCAAGACCATGATCAAGCCGGGTGGTATGCTCAAGGACAAGAGCAGCCTGGGTATCAAGAATAACAAGAACCCCGGTGAAACCCGAGCACACACTGCGCCCAAGCTGCCTGGCCCTAAGATGAAAATGAAGTCCGGCGGTGCGGTTATGCCTAAGGCGGGTTACAAGAAGGTCGACAAGGTTATGACCGAATTCAAGGCGGGTGATCTGCACTCTGGCAGCAAGACCGGCCCCAAGGTCACGAACCCTAAGCAAGCCGTGGCGATTGCCATGTCTGAGGCACGTCGCGCTGACAAGAAAAAGAAGTGACTTGTTCTTTCGGCTTTATTGAATTATAATTCGTCAAACGAGGGGTTCGCTGTATCAGCGGCCATCTGACTACATAATGGAGTTAGTATGGCCTATTCAGGCGCAGTTAGCGGTACAACATTTAACGCACTGAAGGTGGTTGACCACGCCTTCCGGCGTTGCCGCTTGCCTGCCCAGTCCATCACTTCTGAGATGCACAGCTACGCTCTGGATTCTCTTTATCTGTTTCTATCTGAGTTAGCGAACATCAAAACACCAAGCTGGTGCATTGAGAAGATGGTTCTTCCCATGTATCAGAATCAACCGGTGGTCGTATTGCCGCCCGGTACGGTTGAGGTGTTGAACCTGAACTATCGCACGTTGCAGATTGTTACCGGCGTTAACACTACGGCGGGTAATCTCTACCAAGTCAATTTTACGACCACCACGGTCGTTGACACTGTTGGTGTAAAGTGGTCTGGGCCTTCTGTTCCCCTTTATTTTCAAGTCAGCACTAACGGCTCAACCTGGACAACCGTCGGTTCTTACGACGACACTAACGTCGCGGGCGAGATCTCTTGGACTGATATCAGCGGGGCGCTACCCTACCAGTATTTCCGCATTTACACGCAGAACCCTAACGACGTGTTTAACTACACGGCGATTGAATTGGGTAACTTGCCGCAGGAAATTCCGCTCGGTCAGCTGAACCGTGACAGCTACGTCAATCAAAGCAACAAGGTGTTTCCGGGTCGCCCGAGCAACTACTATTTTCAGCGTGACCTGCCTGAGCCAGTGGTTTACCTCTGGCCTGCGCCGTTCTCAGCCGCAGAACAGGCTCAGCTCGTGCTCTGGAGGCACCGGCAGATCATGGACACACAAAACCTTAGGCAAGAGGTCGAAGTCCCTCAGAGGTGGCTTGAGGCAATTATTGATGGCCTCGCTGCCCGCGTTGCGGCTGAGACCCCGCAAGTTGATTTGCAGGTGATGGCTGTGCGTGAGCAGAAAGCCGCAATTAGTTTGCAGCGGGCATGGGACGGTGATAACGACGGTTCACCCATTCAGATCAACCCCGGAATTAGGGCTTACACCGCATGAGCCTCTATTTAGACCCCACCGGCCAACCGACTTACGGTATTGCTATCTGCGGTCGTTGCTCGCGCAAAATGCTGCTGTCTGAGTTGTCTCCTGATCCTAACTATCCCGGCCTGATGGTCTGTGAAGAAGATCGTGACGAGTATGACCCGTACCGTCTTGCTCCTCGTGCTCCTGATCAGATTGTTCTACCGTTTAACCGCCCGGACACCCCCATTAATACTCATCCCGCTGGCGTCATTCAAGAGCAAGGCGATGAGTTTTTCATCACCGAAGACGGTGAAGGTTATTTGGAGTTCTAAATGTCTGAAGTACCTAGCAATCTGATTCCGACTAGACTTACGCAACTGCCGGTTGCCCCGGTGGCTTCGGAAGACTCGTTGATGATGATCGTCTACCAAGGCAACAACTACCAGATCCGCGTGGGTGACCTGTTGAGCGTGGCGGGTGTTCCCACGAGCACCCAGGTGATTGCAGGCACAGGTATGACTGGCGGTGGTCAGTTGACTGGTAACGTGACTCTGAGCATCGCTAACGGTGGGGTGGGTTCCGTACAGTTGGCTAATTCTGGTGTGACTTCTGGCGTTTATGGTGATGCCACGAACATCCCAGTTTTTACCGTTGACATCACAGGTCGCGTCACAGCGGCGACAACTGTACCGGCTTCAGGCGGCGGTGGTGTGCCTACGAGCACGCAAGTCATCGCCGGAACTGGTTTGAACGGGGGCGGCGCTCTTACGGGCAACGTCACGCTGAATGCTAACCTTTCAAGTGCGACTCCGCTTACTCTTAACACTACCGGCTCTGCTGGCGTCTCTACCAATATTTCTCGTGCTGATCACCGGCACCCTGCTATTGATCTAGCTGATGACAATCAGGTGGACGGGTTGCTGGGTCTTAACAGCGGCGGTACAGCCCGCAGTCTAGTTGCTAGTGCGGGCGCAATAATTTGGTCAGGTGCCGACGGTCTCTACGTTGGCCCTCCGGGTGTTGCCGGGCAGGCTCTACTTTCTGGCGGTCTCGGCCAGTACACTTGGGCGGATCAAAATGCGCTAGACGTTGGGCAGGCTGACAACATCAACGGTGGCGCAGCAAACCAGCTACTCTACCAAACTGCCTTAAACACGACCGGGTTTGTTCCGGCTCCAACGCTTTCTAACACCGTTCTTTACTGGAACGGTACGAACTTGATTTGGGGTTCTGTGCCCGGCACCGGTACGGTGGTTTCGGTCGGACTCGCGCTACCCACTGATTTTACGGTTACCGGCTCGCCTGTAACAACCAGCGGCACGTTGACAGGCGCTTGGGCTGCGCAGAACGCAAATCTCGTATTGTCCGGGCCTTCCAGTGGTGCGGCAGCGACTCCCACTTTCCGTTCGCTAACTAACTTAGACATTCCTTCCGCTTTGTCCGGTAAAGTGATCACCGGGAGCACTATCAACAGCACCACCATTGGCGCTATTTCGCCTTCTAGCGGCGTATTCACGACTGTTGATGCGACCGACGTCACTGCATCTTTGGTTGATGCGACTAACCTTGAGGTGACGAACCTGAAGGCTAAAGACGGTACGGCTGCGGGTAGCATTGCTGACGTTACCGGTGTCGTTACGCTTAACTCTTCTGTACTTACGACGACTGACATCAACGGTGGTACGGTAGACGGCACGGTCATCGGCGGTTCTAGCGCAGCCGCTATCACTGGCACGAACATCACCGCGAATACGCAATTTAACGGCGCAGGTACTGGTTTGACCGGAACTGCGACCAGTCTGTCTATCGGCGGTAACGCAGCTACTGCGACATTAGCCACTACAGCAACCACAGCAACAACCGCTACTACGGCAACAACCGCTACTACGGCAACAAACATTGCCGGGGGTGCGGCGGGTTCAGTACCTTACCAGACCGGTTCGGGTGCTACGGCATTGCTTGCTGCCGGAACGGGGGTGTTGGTCGGAGGTTCAACCCCTAGTTATAGTGCTACGCCGACATTGACCGGTACAAATTTCACCGGTATCCCTAACGCTGCGCTGACAAATAGTGCGGTAACTGTAGGTACGACAGCGATATCATTGGGCGCGTCATCTTTGACGCTAGGTGGGTTGACTTCAGTCGCTGTGACGCAAGACCCGGTTAGTAATTTTCAAGTGGCTACTAAACAATACGTAGACGGCTTGGTAACACAAGGTATCTCATACCATGAGCCTGTTTTTGTTGAGTCACCGAATACTACTGGTAATTTGAACGCCACGTATAACAACGGCGCTTCCGGTGTAGGCGCTACGTTGACTAACGCGGGTACGCAAATTGCGCTGACTATTGACGGCGTGTTGATGACAACTAATAAACGCGTGTTGGTTTATAACCAAACTAACCAAGTAGAAAATGGCGTTTATACGGTAACTACGGTAGGTGATGGTGCGACCAATTGGGTGCTTACCCGCTCAACAGACACCAACACTTACGGTTTGCGTGACCCTAACTCGCTAGGTTTTAACGATGCGTTCTTTGTTACTAATGGTAACACCGGCGCGGGTGAGACTTACGTTTGCACGACCTCAGGTACTATCACTTTTGGCACAACGGCTATCACGTTTGCTCAGATTTCATCCAGTCAAGTGTACACCGCCGGAACTGGATTGACCCTGACGGGCACTCAGTTCAAAATCACAGACACAGCCGTTACTGCCGGTTCTTACGGTTCGACCACTCAAGTCGCAACATTCTCAGTTAATGCTCAGGGTCAATTGACACTAGCAGGTAACACCACGGTTACACCCGCAATTGGTTCTATCACCGGGTTGGGAACCGGGGTGGCTACCGCGCTCGCAGTGAACATTGGCTCCGCCGGTGCTCCCGTAATTAACGGCGGAGCTCTCGGTACTCCGAGTTCAGGTACGTTGACTAACGTGACAGGTTTACCGTTGACTACCGGCGTAACCGGCACATTACCTATAGCCAACGGGGGTACAAATTCAACGGCGACCCCAACCGCTGGCGGTGCTATTTACGGTACCGGCACGGCGTATGCTATAACTGCGGCAGGAACAGCTGGCCAAGTTTTGATTTCCGCCGGTGCGAGCGCCCCCACCTGGTCGGGTATTGACGGAGGTGCATTCTGATGGTAGAAACATTAATTGAAAAGGTATTCCACGCGCGAGACGCGGCTCACATTGAGCACTGGAAAACTGATTCTTATTCTAAACATAAGTCTCTCGGACACTATTACGAAGATGTGGTTGAGCAGCTTGACAAGTTCATCGAGGCTTACCAAGGTACTTTCGGTATCATCGGAGACGTCGCCGGGCAGGAAAAAGACGTCGCCAAAATGGTTCATGATGATATAATTTGGCTAAATGAGAACCGTGCCCGGTTGGCCAAAGGTGTACCTGCTCTTGAGAACATCCTTGATGAACTCACTGCGTTACACATGAAAACCCTTTACAAACTTGAAAACTTGAGGTAAGCGAAAATGTCACAACCAGGATTTACACCCATTCAGCTGTACCGCACAACAACTGCGGGTGCGGCCCCGTTAGCAGCAAACTTGAATCCGGGGGAACTCGGGTTCAACATTAATAACGCCGATATGGCGCTGTACGCTAATAATTCGAGCGGCACCGTTACGCGTATCATGAATAACCCGGCGAGTCTCAAGTACCCAACGGCAGACGGTACGGCTGGTCAGGTTATTTCCACGAATGGCAGCGGTACGCTCTCCTTCTCCACGCCCGCTGCGGGCGCAACTAAGGGGCAGGCTATCGCATTCGCCCTCATTTTCGGATTGTGAGGAATTAGGTCATGGCAAACCCAAATATCGTCAACGTCACGAGCATCCTCGGCGACAACAGCAGCACCTCGCTAACCTCGACCAGCGCCACGTCCATCGTGAGCAACGCCGCGTCGAGCGGCAAGGTGCTGAAGATCAACACTCTCATCGTCTCGAACGTGGACGGCACCAACGCCTGCGACATCACGATCAACAAGTACTCAGCGGCGGCTCTGGGCGGTTCGGCCTTTGCCATCGCCTCGACCATCTCGGTGCCGGCTGACGCCTCGCTGATCGTCGTTGACAAGACCACGTCGATCTACCTCAAAGAAAACGAGAGCATCGGCGCTATCGCTGGCACGGCGAACGACCTCATCGTGACCTGCTCTTGGGAAGACATTTCGTAACAGGAGGCGCTGGTGACCCTTACTAAATTTCCGGGTAACATCCTTGGCGTGGGGTTCAACCCGCTTCAGGCTCCGAACGCGCCGACCAGCGTAACGGCTGAGGGAGGTGACACGTCTGCGACGGTGAGCTTCACCGCACCTGCGAACGTCGGCGGCTCGGCGATCACGGGCTACACCGTGCAGAGCACTCCCGATGGCGTGGGCGCGTCTGGCGCGTCGTCACCGGTTACCGTCTCCGGCTTGACTAACGGCACCAGCTACACGTTCAACGTCTGGGCGCTCAATAGCTATGGCCCATCGCCCTCGGGCGGCCCGAGTGGGGCGGTTTCGCCTGCTGCGGTAACAGGGCTGTTTGGTGGCGGCTTAAATGTTATTGATTACGTGGCTATCGCAACCACGGGAAATGCAACGGATTTTGGTGATCTGCCGGTTGCTGTAACACAGCCGGGTGCATGTGCTAACTTAACGCGGGCTATTTGGGCGGGTGGAAGAGACGGCTCCCCTGCTACAGTCAATGCAATTAATTACGTTACCATATCTACAACCGGAAATGCGGTGTCGTTTGGGGCATTGACTGAAGCTAGATACGGTTTGGCGGGATGTTCATCGTCAACACGTGGCGTGTTTGGCGGAGGGCGTAATGTTTCAGCAAATTCTAACGTAATTGATTATGTCACAATTGCGACTACAGGAAATGCAACGGATTTTGGCGATTTAACGGTTGCAAGATTTGATATAGCCGCATGCTCGTCTACAACTCGTGGCGTTTGGGCTGCTGGTAACACACTTGGAAACACTATTGATTATGTTACGATTGCCTCTACGGGAAACGCGACAGACTTTGGTGATTTGACTGCCGCCGTTCGTTCCCCGGCAGGCTGCGCGTCTTCTACGCGAGGTTTATTCGGAGGTGGTGGCGGGCCTACAAACGTAATTGATTACATCACTATTGCAACCACCGGGAATGCCATCGACTTTGGTGATCTTTATGTGGCGGTTGACGCACCCGGAGCGTGTTCTAGCCAGACGAGGGGATTGTTTGGGGGCGGCGACAGCGGATCGCTGACCAATGTTATCCAATACGTAACAATTGCGTCAACAGGTAACTCTGTTGATTTCGGTGACAGGACGGTAGCTACAAAAGAACTTGCCGGCTGTTCCAACGGACACGGAGGTCTCTGATGCCAAATTATTCCGGCGTTTGGAACCTCACGCAGCAGCTTCAGGCGACGGCGGCTGGCAATTGGCCTGCGCCGCCGTTGAGCGGTGTAGGTTTGGTTGGGGGTGGGCTTACTGGTTCTTCCACAAACGTGATCCAGTACGTAACTATTGCAACTACCGGAAATGCTGTTGATTTTGGCGATTTGACGGTTGCGCGACACGCTTTAGCTGCGTGTTCTTCTAGTACTAGAGGGGTGTTCGGAGGCGGCGTTGCTGGTGCAAGTGCACTCAACGTCATGGATTATGTAACAATAGCAACTACCGGAAATGCGACTGATTTTGGTGACTTGTTAGATGGCCGTTCATTGCTTGCTGGTTGCTCCTCTAGCACGCGCGGCCTATTTGGAGGAGGTGTTAATACAAGTGGAAGCATCTCAAATACGATAGAATACATCACTATCGCTACGACCGGTAACGCAATTGATTTTGGTGATTTGACTTTAGCCCGCCGAGGTTCGGCCTCATGCTCTTCCTCTACGCGGGGTTTGTTTGGTGGGGGTCTGGACAGCGGCTCAACAACATCAAATATAATTGATTATGTAACCATCGCGACGACTGGTAACGCCATTGACTTCGGGGACTTAACGGTAGCTCCTTGGCTTCTTGCCGGATGCTCGTCTAGCACGCGTGGTTTGTTTGGTGGCGGGAATACCGGCAGTGACGTTGCTACTATAGGGTATGTAACTATCGCTACCACGGGCAATGCTACGAGTTTTGGGAACCTTATGGCTGCGCAAAGAAACTTGACCTCGTGTTCTTCGAATTTGCGGGGGCTGTTTGCAGGCGGCGAAGGAGGTAGTGCCGAAAACACCATTCAATTTGTGACGATTGCAACCACTGGCAACGCAACAGACTTCGGCGATCTTATTTCTGCAAACTTGCAGCCCGCCGCCTGCTCTGACAGCCACGGAGGACTATAACGTGTCTAACTGGCCCGGCGGCTTGATCCGCAAGACACCCGTCACGCCCGCTGGCCCGTTCCAGAACGGCGCGGCTCCCGGCGTGTGGACGCTGGCCGAGGCGGCCTTCTGGACGAAGCAGGGGCTGTGGCCAATTGCGGGGAATGTGGCGCCGATTGGGCTGTTTGGAGGCGGAACCGACACTGATACTAAAACGATTGATTATATAAACATTTCCACAGCGGGCAATTCAACTACTTTTGGCAATCTAGGGGCTGAGGTTGCATGGACGGCTTCGTGCTCCTCTTCCACTCGCGGCTTATGGGGTGGGGGCACCACTACATTCGGAGGCGGTGGAACCGCAATTCGTTTCGTAACATTTGCGACCACTGGGTCTTCCTCTTCTTTTGGGTCTCTGACAGCGTCAGTAAGAGACGCGGCGGGTTGCTCTTCATCTACCCGTGGGCTTTTTGGTGGCGGGAATGACGGCATTACTCCCCAGTCAAGCGTAATAAGCTACGTCACTATCGCGAGTACGGGTAATGCGATCAGTTTTGGAAACCTAACTGTTAGGCGATACGCACTTGGGGCTTGCTCTTCAGCCACGCGGGGCGTTTTTGCTGGTGGGATAGACGCATCTTTGTTGAATGTCATCGATTATGTAACAATTGCTTCCACTGGCAACGCTACGGATTTTGGTGATTTGACAGGCACGCCAGTTGAGCTTGCGGGTTGCGCCAACTCGACACGGGGCCTTTTTGGGGGCGGGGAAGGCATTACGGGTTTTAACACAATTTCGTACATAACTATTGCGTCTACAGGTAACGCAGTTGATTTTGGCGATTTGACTGTTGGAAGAACGGGATTGGCTGGTTGCGCGTCTAGCACTCGCGGTGTTTTTGCTGGTGGGAAAAACACTTCTTACACTAGACAGAACGTTATTGATTTCGTTACAATTGCCACCACCGGCAACGCAACTGATTTTGGTGATCTAACGGTTGCACGCAGCGGTGTTTCCGGCTGTTCCAGCGCCCATGGCGGCCTATAACCCACCCGTTCAACGCAAGGAGCACAGCAATGAACGACCTCGTACTCACTGACATGGGGACAGCGCTCGCTGCCGCCAAACCTGAATATCGCACGATGCTGGCCAACATTCAGGAGCGCCTGCCCGCCATCGCGCGGGACACCAGCAACTTCTACAAGTCGCACAGCCAGTTCATGCAGGTGGCGCTGGACGTGACGGCCATCACGCCAATCCGCTCGATCAAGCACACGCTGGCGGAGATCGACCGCACCAAGTCCGCCCTGCAAGAGGCGTACATCTCCGCGCGCAAGAAGCAGGTGGAGTTGAAGCGCAAGGAGGCAGAGCTTGCCGCCGCCACCGAAGCCCTCGACCGCGAGATGCTGGAGATCGAAATCCTCGAAATCCAGAGCCAACTGGACGGCACCCAGAACCACGTCAACGGCGCGCTTCGCAAGATGAACTTCTTCGCCAATCAGCACAAGCAACTGCTGGAGAAGCTCGGCAGGGACGAGATCACCGAAGAGGATTACGAGCGGGAGGAGTGCCGCTACCACATCATGACCTGCATGAAGCAGGGGCTCAACGCCGCCCGCAGCCGCAACGGCGTGATCGACGAGGGCAACATGATCTACCTCTTCGATCTGGGCATCAACGCCGCGCAGGCGCAGGCCGAGGTCTTTGCCTACCTCAACCTCGAAAACGAACTCATCAGTCAGGGCAAGGCCCCCACGCACGAGATGACCGTGCAGTGGCTTGAGGCGTGCGCCGACAAGTGGGCAGACGATCCCGCCAAGTTCGCCGCCTATCGCGGCTTCAGCCTGCTCGACCGCCAGAGCCTGACGAACGTCCCCCAGATCACAGGTGAGTGATGCACCTCGTCATCGGCACGCCCTGCTACGGGGGCATGATGTGCACCGAATACACGCAGAGCCTTCTGGCTCTCAAGGAGGCGTGTATGCAGTACGACATCAAACTGACCTGCATCTTCCTCGGCAATGAGAGCCTGATCCAGCGTGGGCGCAACACCATCGCCCACCACTTCCTGCAAATGGAAGACGCCACCCACCTGATGTTTATCGACGCCGACCAGCGTTTCCGGGCGAACGACATCGCCCTGATGATCAAGGCCGACAAGGGCATCATCGGCGGCCCGGTGCCAATGAAAGGCATGAACTGGGACCGGGTGCGGCAGGGGGCGGTGCTGGGCCACAAAAACCTCGCCACACTGTCGGGCA